GTGAGTTGTGTTTTGATCGCGTTGACTGCGTCGACGAGGATTCCTGTTGCAGCCATTACGCGACCTGTGGTCTTCCGCAGCCGATGAGAGCCATGATGCGTCCCATAGTTGAAGGGATTGGGATTGAGGACATTGCGTCGAATGAGGCGAATGAGTCTGCTGATCCGCGCTCACGATAGAGAGTTGCTGCATACATAATTGTGCCGAGTTTGACGTCGGCACCTGGCACCGTTGATTGCGAGTCGGTGTATCCCGCTTCGCGACGCTTGCGGAAGATGTAGTTGTTTGCAGCGTTGACGCAGACCGTGATGAAGGCCGTGTCATTGGCCGAAGCGACGTCGATGCCGAGCCAACTGGTTACGTCACTAGAATTTACCCAACTTACGCTTGGCGTAAAAGTGACTGTGCCGGTAGCAGTAGATCGAGTGAAGTCCGAGCCTGCGTCGACATACATGAACTGGTAAAGACGAATTACATCGGAGTCAAATTCAAGGTCGCCCTCATCAGATACCCCGATAAATTCAAAGTCTTGTGTTGAGACAATGGTTGCGGTTGCGTTGAATCCGTGGCCTGCGCCTGTGACTGTTACGGAGTCCCCGACTTGTATTCCAGTCTCAACGAAGGTCTGAAAAATGGCGTACCCATCGAGGCGCGTATGAAACGCGAGATCGTAAGTAGCCATCGTTCAGTCCCTTTAAGAGTTCGCCTGAATCAGACGAACGCAGCCTTGATGGTGAGCGTTGGGTCAATAACTTTTGATGCCCAGTACCCACGGAACGCAATTTGGCGAGAGAGCTGCGAAGGCATCTCTACGGAAATTGCGCCCTTAGCCAATTCATACGACTCAAGCGCACGAGGGTCAAGGATGGTCATGCCAGCAGAAGTCAAGTTGCGGTCAACTACGACGCGAAGACCGAAGGCGAATGCGCCCTGTGTCGATGCGACGTTGAGTGAACCGTAAGCGTTCATTGGGCCAACCTGTGGGAACAACGGACGATCTGCGGTGTCGCTGAGTGAACCCATCAACTTCCAGACGTTGGGTGATACTGCAAGGATTGACGGAAGGTTTCCGTTTGAACCCGAAAGGATGTCTGCAGCTGCGGTGTACATCCACTCGACCCAATATGCAGGGTCTGCGATTGATGCGTTTGCAAAGTTGTTGCTGTTGGTTGTGCCAGTCTGCAACTCTGAACAAGCGAGCAGGTCTGTCCGGTCTGCATATACGCGTCCCATGTCGTCCAACAATGCGCCGAGAACTTCTGGTTGTGACCAGTCCATCGAAGCCTCTGAGATTTCAACGTATCCACCTTGAATTGTCTTGGTGATTTGTACGTCTTCGATTTCAAAAGTTGAAGCAGTGATTGTCGTGTTCTGTGTTGCAGTGCCGATTGAACTGTTTGTTTTTACTACAGGGCGAATGAAGACTGCGCCTCCCTGAGGCATCGGACGAAGAATTGTGGCATCCACGAGAGGGCGCGAGCCTACAAACGAGTTGAACACATTTTGAACGATGGGGGTCGGGATGACGCCTGGAATATCAACTGTGGTGATGTCTGGAGCGGCTGCGCGAATGTTGTCGTTTAACTGTGCGAAGTCGTGACCACCGCGAACGAATGACGCAATGTATTCAGACGCTGAAGGAAGTTTGAATTCGCGTCGTGCTGAAGCGAAAATTGGTGATGTTGGGATGGCGTCGGGCGCGGAGGCTTCGACTTGGTTTTCTTGTGACATTGTTTCCTCCTGGAGACTTGTGTCGGGTTGGGGTTCGGTTGACTCTTCTTCGACCTCTGGGTCGGGTTCTGAGGCAGCGATGGAATCGATGGTCGCGTCGACAAATGCCGGTACTGCGACAACCGAGAGTTCTGACAATATTGCTGACGAGACAATCATGACGCCGCTTTTGTCGTACTTAAATTTCTTTGGGATTGCGCCAACACTTACGGAATCGTAAGCGGACATCTGAATCAACTCGACCACGTCATCTGCGGCCTTGCTGCGGGCAAACGTGGCACTGAAGCCGAGACCGTTGTCTAGATCAACAAGTTCGCTGACAATGCCGATTGGGCGTCCGTCGTGGTTTTCAAGAAGTCGCGCGGACTTGGCATTCAAGTCAAAGGCTCCGCGCTTAAACATGACCTTCTCGCCGCCAGAGACGGTTGCGACGGTATCCCATGGGACTGCAATGCCAGTGATGGTGCGCGGTGCATCTTCTCCAGCTGCTGCGTCAAGAGTGACGGGGACGGCGGTGAACTTAATCATGAAGGAATCTCCTCGAGGTCTGGAACTTGTGGTTCGACTAAAACATCTGACATTTCGCCAACGGCTAAAAGGTCATCTGTGTCAAATTTGACGTACCGTCCGCGACTAACAACATCGTTCATGCTGAGACGAGAAGTAATAGCGGTAGCCAGCATGTGCGCCCCGAAGAGCCATAAATCCTGACGAGCCTGAGACGCATTTTGATAAGTCATTGACGCACCAGGCGTTGGTGCCGAAACGAGGTAAGCAGGTACCGAGCAAATTCTGCTGAGATCAAGTGCCTGGTATTCGCGTTGCGCTGCGTTGACTTCAAGCGGGTCGCGGTCAAATTCAACAAAGTTGACGTAGTTGTTTAACGCGCCGATGACGTTTCCTTCACGGCGAGCCTGCGCCCATTGCGCTGCAAGGTCTCCAAGTTCTTCACCGGACATTGTCTCACCCGCTGCCGTCTGCTGAAGATAACCAGGAACGGTTTCAATTGTTGCTGCGCGGTCTGCGTACTGATCAAGGTGAGTTGCGATACTGACGGCGCGTCGACCTGAAAACATCAGACCAGTTGTCGGCGCAAGGAAGGTGATGATTTCGTTCGGGTCTAACTGGATGCCGTTGAACTCGATTTCTTTTGGCATGCCGAAGAATTGTGGGCCGACTTGATCGGGAGTTTGGATGTTGGCTGACGGTAGCCATTCGAAACTCATTGGGCGTCCGTCGGTTGCGTTGCGAGAAGTGACCGCCCAGAATGCGCGTCCCGTCATCCATAGGTCGGTCACGGTGTTAGCAAGAATGAACTGGCGCGGAACTTTTGGATCAGGGTTTTCCATCCACGACTCGTTAGGCACATAGATTTCTTCGTACTCTTCGCCGTTCCATTGCTTGATGTATTGGCGAAACTCGAGACCTGAGATGGTCGAGGCGAGAAGGTCTCTCGCCCGCGACACAGTCGGGAGACTAAGGGCGATCTGCTCGAATGTTCCGCTTGACCATGCATACATCGGAGGGATGCCAGACATGCCGACTCCGGCAGCTGCTTTAACGGGCGAAGATGCAAATTCTGCGGTTGTTATTTTTCGGGAGAAGAACGCCACGACTGGAGTCTCCCACAAACTAGTTGCAAATGCAACTACCTTCCAAACGCCATTGCTGCACGTCCAGTATTTGACGGGCGGGAAACTAACGCGGCTGCAACGACCAGAAGTCGCGCTGCCTCAATTGGGCCAGGGGAGCGTTGGCTACTGATCACGACCTGACCGTTAGCGCGGGCAAGGACGGCGCGGTTGACATGGGTCGCAAGGAGTTCTTCGCCTCGGTGGTAGATGCGTTTCTCGAGGATGAGCGAGCGGGTAAGACTTGTGAATTTCAGTACCTCGGCGTAGCCGAAAATTTGACGTCGCCGTTCTAACTTCTCTGGCGTATGTAAATCGAGTGCCGGAGTAATCGCCAAACGCAACTTCGGGTCTGCCTCCATTGCCTCGTTAATCTTTATCCACATCTCTTTGAGGGATTCTGTGGAGAACTGCACAGTCGCAATGATGTTGCCCTCTTCGGTAAGTCCGCAACGAATGCCCACATACTTTTCTCCTCCCGTACTCGAGTCGACGGCAAGGACCCCCGCAGCGGGACAGTCCGATTCCGTGAACAACTTGTCCCAGACTCCAGGCTGAATCCAAGCGTCCGCCGACGAGACCCACAAATTCAAGTGAGCGCGGAGGAACGCTGCACGATCAGGAGTTTCCGCAGCTGCCTGAAGTGCCTCGAGGGTGATGGTCTGACCGAGGGCGGGGTTGGCGTAGCCCCAATTGATTTCGTCGTTCGGGTCTACCGAAGGGAGACTCCATTCGGCAAAGTAAAGACGAGTCTGTTTCTGCTGATCTATTGCGCCAATTGCTGCCTCGCGCAATCGCTGCATTGTCTTAGACGACTCATCACCTGAAGTTGACCAGGAGGAAAGGAGCGGAGACTTGACCGCAATCTGCGACGGACGCAACGCGTCAAAGTACACCTCTTCCGAGACATTCCAGATTTCGTCGACCACAATCAGATCGTAGGTTCCGCCGTGAAGGTTCGGCGTCGCAGCGCGGACTTCCCACGTTGAGCCGTTCGGCATCTCGACCTTATTGCGTCCGTACGACCAGGTGACATGACCTTCAAATTGTGCCTCAAGTACCGGAGCAAGTTCATTGAAGATTGCAACCGCGCGATCAAGTTTGTTGGCAACGGAAAGAACGTGAATGGGTTTCCCGCGCATCGCTGACCAGTCCGTCAAGAAGAATCCACAAAGACTTGTCAAGGCAACGGACTTGCCGTTCTGCCGAGCGCAGCTAGTCAACGCCTCGCGAAACATCAGGTCGCCATTCTCATCATGAGTTAACTGACCATCAAGCGCCACCTTCTGCCAATCAAAGAGCGTCCTCGAAAGAACTCTTTCCGACCATGCAGCAACTGCAGGCCCATAAGAACCTGACCCCTGGGTGACCGATTCCAATCTCGGCTGAACCATTCCAATCCCGAGCGTTAACTCCGCAAACGCAGGACATCGAACTGATTCGGTTTGAATCCCTTCAGATAAGAGAAAGGAAGGGGA